GTAGTGGGTGTAGTCATCTTTGGTGACTAGACGATTCTGACTTGTCCATGCTTTGGGCGCATAGAACCGAATGGAGTTGACTGTTTCGATAGCTGAACCACCCGCAGCGTTTTCGATGGTGTCAACGCGGGCATTGTATGTGCTAGGACCATCAGTCGCACCTAGAGTGCCGTTGATGGAGAATTCAGATAGCCCATTTGCTTCTGCACCAGCTACAACGAAATACTCACAAACGATGATGTTTCCAGCCTGAATAGCTCGACCGATGTTGTCATCACCGAAATAGATTTCGAAGCGTTCACCATCTACCTCTTGAAGGAAGTAGACTGTATCTGTTGCTGTTACTGTGGTGTAGTTAGATGCTAGTTGATATGCAACCGTTGTGGTGTCTACGTTCGATGCCTGAACAGTGACACGCAATGTTGTGGTATCGATATTGACGTTAGGGATAATGAAACGCTCATCCACAGCACCCGTAACGACGAATCGTGTGCGGTTAAGCGAGCCTTCTTTGATTTCTAGATCACGAATCCAATAGCGATTGTCGCCATCAATGACAGCTACCTTTCGCTCTTGATTGTAGAACGTGAAGGAGCTATTGACACTCAGTCCACCAGAACCGAATACGGTAAACTCAGGCAATTCAACCCCTTGTGGGGTATCTCCATTGACTAGCACCTCAATGTCAACTGTGGCTGTTGCGCCGATTGTCGAGCGTGGGGTATAGCCTAGCTCCTTTGCTCGCGAAACGACCGAAGATCGCTTGACAGCGGTATCAAGGAACGTTTCATTGTGCGCCATGTTGGCGTAGTAGCCCATGTAATGGGTGTTCATCGCCAGCATATCGAGGATCAGGGACAGGCCCGAACCCTCAAAGTTGTAGTCTGAGAACTCTGGATTGCCCTCTAGGTATGCCCTTAGATTCGCCTTAATCGAATCGAAGTCTAGCTCGGTTATTCTAGTGTTGTTGGCTGACATAGGTTACCTTAGTCTTTGTAGGATTACTGTTACTTCGAACGGTTCGTAGTAGTTCACGATAGAGAAGTTGACAGTCACCTCATACGCATTCTGATCTGGTTTGGCTTTGACATTGACATAGTTGAGCCTCGCCCTAGGTTCAAACGTTTCTAGGGTGTAGGTCACTGCCTTTTCTATGACGCTGGCGGTGACTGGGGTTGCTGGTTCGAACAGCAATCCATAGATCGGGCTGCCTATTTCAGGGTGAAATGGGCGCTCGTAGTTCATGGTCAGCAGCAGATTTTTGATGCTGGCCTTGATGGCATCGTCATCATATTTCTTTGCCACATCCCCAGTTAAGGGATTGACTTGAAACGTGAGGTCAACGTCTTTGAAGTTACGGACTTGTCTTTTTATTGTAGTCATAGGGCTATTTATGCCTATTTCGTAAAGCCCAGAGTAAATTCAAAATGTGCCATTATAGAAAGGGCCTAGATAGTAAATCCCATAGTAAACTCAGAATAATTCATTAGCTCCGCACCATTATAAAAGGTGATCCTATATAATGCAGGGATGAATTCGTCAGGGGCTTCTAGCGTTGGATAACCGGCCCAATTTGGATCTGCGAACCAATAGTCTTGATTCATAGCTTGCCTAAGTTGCCAATGACCAACAGGCGAAACTGCCCAATCATCAACATCACCAACGTTTGGCCAATAAGTTACTGATGGCGGAGAAGATGGTTCTCCTTCTACTAACTGCCATGGCTCCACCAGAACCCAATTGTTAGGTGCTGGATCGGAAGTCAATCTAACCGCCCCCAACCATTCAATATCCCAAGTGACCGTGGAAGGTAGTTTCCATAGCGTACCCTGCGCTAACGAGAAGTGCACCGAACCAATATTTCTATCATAGGTGCTTGACGCCTGTCGCATAAAGAATTGTTCCCAGAATGGATAAGACCCATTTTGGTTGTACATATTATAACTGTATACGCTCGCCCCAGTTATTGTTCCGTCATTGCTGCTAATCCCGCCGTAAACAGCAAAATCATAGAACCCAACACTCTCGCAACCATTCTGTCCTTCAGCCGAATATTTGAAATATATTGGATGATTGGTGATGATATCAGTGGCCGACAAAAGAATCTTGAAAGACGTTCCAACATAACTTGCGCCAGTTCTAGGCAACCGAACATATATTCCTTGTTCTGCTACACCATTTCCGAAATTGAATTTCGTAATACCAATTTCAATGTCATCAGGCATTGCTCCTTCCCACGATTGAACTTGGTAACTAATGCTTCCATCAATCAAGTCAGGGTTTGGTGAAATCTGTATAGCCAGATACATTTGTGAATCTGGATACCATAACGGGCTTGCAGGATCACCAAAGTAAGCGTCTAGTGAGCTAAGGTCGTGTGGTGGTACGCTTCCATTGGTTCCATATGGAGCTCCTTCAAAACCAGTATATCCATAAGGACCAGAACCATCATAAAAGCCACCTTCCCGTCTATAAGATTTGGTTAGTTGCCACTGCGTTTCTGCCAAAGAACCAGGCCCATATATGCTGGATACTGTAATATCAAACGAAGCGGCCGGACCGCTTGTGGACCAACTTCCATTCAGTAGAATATGTGGGTTAATTTCAGAACCATTGATAGCAACAAGCACTGCGTTAGAGGTAAATCGTGTCCATTGGAATTCAGTATCTTCAACAACGTAATGCATATCTCTAACGTCTTCCGGCAAACCAGTAACAACCGTTGAATTTTCTGGAGTAAATACCACTTGCGCGGATGTGGCTCCATACGTACCTAATCCGTTATTGATTTTTCCACTAATTGTAAACAAGTATATGCCAGTTCGGTTTATAGAAAAATCACCAGAAATGCTGTTGTATGTGACATAAGGATGTTGCCTAATTGTTGAACCTCCTTTAAGGTCTAATTGATTACTTTGGACCCAAAGGCAATGACCAGAACCAAACAAGTTTCCAACGTTGACACCACCACCACCCGATGCAGAGAATTTTACGTCTGTGGGATCAGACTGATCAATAACCAACGTCTGTGGTGTTAAAGAGGTGAATTGCTGGTTGATTTGAAGTGTGATAATGCCGTTGTCAGGGACCTGTTTTTCGGGTGTAATGATTAGGCGATTGTCTAACGAGTCCAAACCAAAAACAGGAAGATTAGGCGCATCTGTAGTATCAGGTACTGGGCCGTTGTCAACTTCCTTTTGTGGTGCAGGAAGTGCAGTAGGCTGAAGTAGCTCAAGTAATCCTGGTTTTCCTCTAGGCATAGCTTATCCCAAATTGCTTAATGAACCAGCAACCACTTTGTGGTTCATCATCGTCAGAACCTGTTGCTGTTGTTGATCAGATAGCGAAACGTGGATCCATGGGAGCCCAGTTCCAGTTGTCTTGTATTCTAGAATCAATTGATCGTAGGTGCAGTTGTCGCGAATCCAAACGGCAATGTTGTAGTAGTCCTTTTTCGCAACACCAGGGAACTGTAGGTCACATGCTTGTCCACGTTCATGTTGACTCTTACCAGATCCTGCTCTGAACCCACTTGTAACGATCATGTTTGGATACTTAGCCTTGATCTTTTCAAGCGTGGTGTTGCAAAGCTTCCTGAGATTGCAGACAATTTCGCCCTTCTTCAATCCAGCTTGATCACGCACGGCGTCGTGGGTGACGACAGCACCTGATGATACTTGCCCAAGCTTGTAGCTAGGCGATAGCTGCAATGCAGGTGAAAAGTCCTTCGCAAGCTCAAAGCCATCTGGACATTTCTCAAGTGGCTCTTTTGCTGGTGGTGGTGGAGTGTCGTCTAGCCTTACCTCAGGTGGTGTCTGATCAATCTGTTCTTGCGTGTAGTTGCCGTTATCGATTTGCTGCGCAATGTAGGCATCGACTTCATCTGGTGGAGCACCTGGTTCGTCATAGAAGAATGCTGGCTTGTCTTTGCGATATGGTGTGTCTAGCTTCGGGAAGTCTGGCTTTGATGGATTCTTTTTCTCATCAGGCTCAAACATTTCCTCATCACCAGGCAAGCTCTTTTCTACCAAATCTGCGGTAGTTGATGCTCGTCGTTGCATGAGCATCAACTTTGCATCCATAGCAATAATGCCTGTGGGCTTGGTCGCCTTAATGCTCAGTTTCTTGTCAGCCCACAACCGTAGATTTTCGTCCGAAAAGATATCGATGTTGCCAATACTTTCGAACCTAATGGCACTTTCGGCCTTGTTCTTGAACGACATTGCTTCGCCGCTCTCTTTGTCAGTTTCAACATGGAACGATTCGGCCCTAACATGGAATCCTTCGCGCACTGACAGATTGTATTTGCCACTGACCTCTTGCTTTACGTCGCCATAGTATTTGGCCTCTACATCACCATCGACTTGAATCTTGGCATCGTTCTTGACAAAGATATTGGCATCGCCATCAATCGTTAGATTGATATCGCCACCGATTGAAATGAAGCCATGGCGGTCGAGGATCCAATAGCCATCACCAATGATGCGTGTGACTAGGGTGCCATTCTTGTCAATCTCTTGGAACGTGCCCTTCTTGTGCCACAGATTGATACGTTCGTTGCCTGACGTATCATCGAATTCTAGAACGTGCCCACTCTCAGTCTCATACACATGGTTGAATGGGTACTCTGCGTTGTATGGTGACAGCGGCTGATCCCACGATTCGCCCTCAAGC